CTGGAAATTGGCTGACCTCGTGGTTTAATTCTTTTTGTTGCTTTACCTATATGGCTTGCTGTTATTATTATCTGTCGCCCCATGGCTTAGCGATTCCTTTTCAGGAGTACGTTAGACTTGCTGTTTATGGTGATGATAATTTGGGTAGTGTTCACGAAAATTGTGATTGGTTTGACAATTTGTCCATCAATCATGCTTTGCATGATCTTTTCGGTTTGGAGTTAACCGATCCTAATAAAGGAGAAATAACTCGACCATGGTTAGAAGAGCACGAACAAGTGTTTTTGGCTAGGAGATTTGTGGAAAGAGATGGAGAGTATTTAGCTCCTCTTGATAAAGAATCTCTTTATGGTATGCTTCATTGGATTAGACATCATCCTGAACTTGATGATAATAACCAGTTGTTGCAAAATGTGGAAGTGTTTGCCTCCGAAATGTCTCATTATGACGTGGACGAGGGTAACGCTTTATGGAAAGAAGTTTTGTCTGCTTTGAGAGAAGCTGGCATCCCATATGAAGGACGTAGTCCTGAGTATTGGAGAGAGCGCCGTCATGAGATAGCGTTCCAGTGTTATGAATACTGTTGAAATTCATCGCCTCCGCGGGCGTAAAACGCGAGAAGTCGGTGGGCGGACTTTATAAACGACCCCTGCTTGTGTGTGATCTTGCTCCTTTAGAAAGGGTATTGCTGCACTTGCTTTGTTAATTAGATGCTAGTCTAGATAGTTTTAGGAATTGATTCATTCCTCTTACTCAATTAATGAATTGCTGAACAAGAAAATATTAAATTGACCGGTGAACAGTCCGTTGAAACTGTCGTTAGTGATAGAGTTGAAATATCTAGTGCAAAGATGATTGATTCAGATATTGTTCCCCCTGAACAATATTCGATTGGTTTATCTCGCCAAGATTGTCCCAGTAAACTCTTAGAAAATTGGATGGATCTTGACACATTTGTCCTCGTTAGTGGTGATGGTAGGACTGCTGTTCGTAAGGATTATTGGACTACTATATGGAATAAGATAGCCGCCATAATGGATTACCGCTACCACTATTTTCGTGCGGATATTGAGTTATCTGTTACTGTCTTTAGTTCTCCAATGGATTATGGTTCGTTCGTAATTAGTTGGTATCCTGAAAATGTTATAGCTAATACGTCAATGGATGCTTTGAATTCAGATCCTTGGATTTTTGATCTTAGTACAGGTGGCACCCATCTTCTCCGTATACCTTATAGTTCTCCGTACAAGGGTTATAATTCTCGATTCGGTTCTGCTCATACTGGTGTGGTTTCTACTATACCTTCTTTTAATTATATTGCTCTTCCTATGAGAACTTTGGGTCTCACTTTTGCACCCACCGTTACTGTTAGGGGAAGATTTTGTAATTTAAAGGCCTGGGGAGCTATGTCAACTACTTCAAATATTACTTTTGATGAATTTGATGTTGTTTCTCAGATGAATTCTCGTAACACTGAAGGCAAGTATATGCCCACTGATATTGAAATGGGTTATGGAGGGGATAGTAACAATGATGTTCCTCCCGTTTCATCTTCCTCCTCATATACTAATATAGCAAAAAACGTTATTAGTACTCTCGCTGGTAGTGCTATAGCTGCAGGTATTCCAGCTACCGTTGGTAAACTTATGGGTGGTGATTCTTTACCTAATGAACCCGAGAAGGATGATCACTCCATACGTAATGAACCTACTTTTTATGGTGAAATGTGTGGTTTTGGTGGGACTCCTATGGAAAACATGAGTTTTAGTATGAGACCAGTTAGTACATTTGGGCTAGCTGGTAATTGTTCTCTGAAGTTGCGTGATATACGCAAGATACCTTGTATATCTGCCATTTATACTTCTGCTGCTGCAAGTGTTATAACTATACAGGTCAATCCAGTTCAGAATTTTGACTCTGACCTCCATGTTGATTATCTCAATCTGTTCTGTAATCCTTTTCGGTTTTGGAGAGGTTCTATAGATTATAGAATCCAATTTCATATTTCACCACTTATGACTGCTCGTATAGTTATTCGTGCTTGGAATAATGGTTGTGAAAATAATACTGCTGTTACCAATGACTCTTATTTGTTTAAAGAGATAATGGAGGTTACTGGCTTCACTGAAAAGTTCATTCGTATACCTTTTATTTATGATTATGAGTGGTGTCCTATTGCCGCTCAATATACCGGAGTTGGCAATGCTTATTACACTCAATATCCTGCTACTATGGATATAACTGTTCAATCCATTACCTCTGGGTTAATTGGTTCCGCTGCTGCTCCTGTTGTTCCTATTGTTATCATTCGTCGTGCGGGTCCTGATTTTCAAGTGCGTAACTTTGTTGGTAATAATATGGTTAGTCCTATACCCGTTCCACCAGAAGCTGTCAGTCAAATGCGAGTCCGTCATGATAATAATAAGTATGCTGACATTTTCCAAGGAAATAACGATTTTATGCCACCCCGTCCTGTTCTTGAGGACGATATGACGGCTACTTGGTTGCTGCGTCGTTGGTCTGTGCGTGTACTTGATAGCAACCCGGTTATTCCTCATCGTCCCAATGGTGGAGGAGTTCCTATGCGCAGAGTCCCTATTCAAGATACCTTTGATTTTTTCCTTAATCAATTTAGGTATGTTAGAGGATGTGTTGATTTTAAAATACCAGTACCTTCTGATTTTATGGGAGCCACTATGTTTGCTCGTATGCAAGCTGATCTTATACAGATAGCCGGTACTCAAGTGAATATAACTGATAATACTAGTTCAGGGTATGCAATAACCGTTAAGGGTTTGAATCCAGTCCTTCATTTTAAGGCTCCGATTGAAGGGCGTTCTGATTGGTTGATTACTTATGGTAGTTTGTGTGATGTTACCACTTTTCCACTTGCTTTGGCTTTTGATATAGGACCTGACACTTCACCTACTTTGGCTTATGTTCGTGCTAGTGATGATTTGCAAATAGCTTTTCTCAACCCCCCCCCTGCAGAGTTTGCGTACTTACCTAGATACGCCCCTGCTATACCCCCAATACCTCCTGATGATCCAGTTGGGTTCCCGATGCTTCTTAAAGGCGAAGATAAGGGCAAGACCAAAGCTGGATGGTTTAGATAATGTTTTGCCGCATGTGTTTTTATGTGATGTATTTTTTCGACGGTATTAAGCATTTATTGGGTGATTTACAAAATATGAAGCCTTGATGCGCTCAAATAAAC